GCATCTACAGGCATGACAATGCGACAGATAAAAGAAAACCCTAGTATGGCAAGAGACTTGTATGCACCAATAAAAAACAATATTAAGATTAAAGATGCTACAGGTCGTGACATGTCTTGGGTAGAGAGTGTTTGCAAATCTTATAAACCTGACATTGTTGTTCTTGATATGGGAGATAAGTTTGCACGTACAGGTGGCTTTGCACGTACTGATGAAGCACTAAAAGCAAATGCAGTTCATGCTCGTATGATTGCTAAAGAGCATAAGTGTGCAGTCTTTTACATGTCACAGTTGTCTGCAGATGCAGAGGGCAAAGTATTGCTTAACCAATCCATGATGGAAGGTAGTAGAACAGGAAAAGCAGCAGAGGCAGATTTGATGATACTCATTGCAAAGAATCCACCACAACAAGGTGCAGAGGAAGAAGACTTGCAGAGACATCTAAATGTTGTAAAGAATAAACTTACAGGATGGCATGGGGTTGTCCATTGTAATCTTAACTATCAAGTGGGTAGATACGAAGTATGAGTCAGTTTAATTTATTTAAAGAGTTACCCACAAAAGAAGACCCTTTTGTTGATGGTGTTGTTTGTATCAAGTGTGGTATCAGACAACCTGTAACACATTATTCTGTCATGAAAGCAGGAGAGATAAAGAGAACCTGTAGGTCATGTAGAAAGGGACATAAAGATGTCTTAAATAAATTAAGAAAAGAAAATGCATACCCTGATGAAAACTATTCTTGTGGCATTTGTAATAGAACTTTACAAGAGTTAGGTAAGCATGGACAAACTAGATTACAGAATTGGGTTCTTGATCATTGTCATGACACCAATACTTTTAGAGGTTGGGTGTGTCATAAATGCAACACAGGTTTAGGTGGATTTTCTGATGACTTGACAATTATAGAAAGAGCAGTTATATATTTAAAGAAGCATAAGGAAAGAATAAATGAAACTAACGATTGATATAGAAAATACAGTAACAAAAAAAGATGGCAAGATGTATCTTGACCCATATGAAGCCACTAATAAATTAGTAATGATAGGTTGTCTTGATGACAATGGTAATGAGACTATATATGATATGGACAGTGGTTTTGTTGATGTACAGGATATGTTAAACAAAGCTACAGTTCTGATAGGACACAACGTTACATACGATTTGATGTGGTTATGGGAGTGTGGTTTTAAATATAATGGTGTTATATTTGATACTATGTTAGCAGAGTATGTATTAAGTAGAGGTAATCCTGAGAAACATTCTTTCTCACTAGAAGCATGTGCAGATAGACACGAGCTAAATACAAGGAAACAAGACACATTAAAGGAATACTTCGCTAAAGGAATGGGTGTTGATGAGATACCTAAAGAAGAATTAAAAGAGTATTTGAGAGCAGACTTGAAAGCAACGCAAGAGTTATGTACTAGTCAATATAAAAAGTTAATAAACTCACCTCTAATGGATACAGTCATACTTACAAACAAAGTAGCTATGACTCTAGCTAGAACACATAGGAATGGATTTAAGGTAGATCAAGATGTATTAGAATCTGTAAGAAAAGAATTTGAGGCAGAGAAAATATCTATAGAGAAGAGGTTATCTGCTCAAGTGAGAGACTTGATGGGTGATACACCTATTAACCTTAACAGTCCTGAACAAATGTCTTGGGTTATCTATAGTAGAAAACCTAAAGACAAATCGTTGTGGGCAAATTATTTCTCTCCATACATGGATAAAAATGAATACAAAGATTTAGTTAGAGAACATTCTGATGTTGTATATAAAACAACTGCAGTAAAATGCTCTGACTGCAATGGAGAAGGATACTTTAGAAGAACAAAAAAAGATGGTACACCATTTGCCAAACCAAGCAGATGCCCTACATGTAACACACAAGGGTATTTATTTATCTCTAATAAGAATGTTGCAGGTCTAAAGTTCTCTGCACCTACTGCTAAATGGGTTAGTGCAAATGGTTTTACTATAAATAA